TTTTTCGCTTCTTCCAGAATCAACAGTAGTAAAATACCTATTGCCAGAAAATGCTTCGGCAGAAATATCGTGCTGATTTCTTCTGTTTTGAACAAACACTTCGTTGCTTACGTTTGATAAATCTTCAAAGCCAACATTTTCTATATACGCATCGAACGAAATGCCAACTTTTGAACTATTCAAGTTTCCAGTAAGCAACTGATCTATTTTTTCATAAACGCCTCCCCGAAATACAGCAGCGTTTACAGGGCCTGATCCACTTATCTTGCAAACCGCACCACCAGTAATTACTGAGCTGTTCAAAACAAGGGCGCAGTCAAAATAGTTGGCGTTTATAAAAGGAATTCCATTACCAATAGGCTCGATGTAAAAATTGTTTTTGCAATTAAAAAGCCTCCGAACATGAAAATTGCTGTAAGCAATTCCTCTTACGGTTTCAGTATTTACAAGTAAATGTAACCCTTTTTCAAAGCCAACTGCTTCGATGTTTTGGGTTTGAGCAGCCTGGACGTTGCCATTATCATTTCCCGTAAAAGGGTCGATACCAGCGGAAACCAAAAAACCAGTGCCTTCTGTTGACCCTGAATCTTGCCTAGCATTCAAATTCATAACGTGACAGTCTCTTGAAAGCTGACACGCCAAATAATCTCCGTTAACTACTAATGTCGCATTGTTGCCATAAACAATTTGATTTAAGTTAGTTTTTACATGACCTGAAATAAAATAATCGGCCTCAGGAAAATGCACTTCAACAGCGGCATCAAGTGCAGCTTGAATAGCGGCTTTGTCGTCCGTGACGCCATCGCCTACTGCGCCAAAGTCTTTAACAGATACGCTTTCGTTTAATTTATCTTTGACAGTTGTGGTTACTGCGCCTGCCCCGTTAGCCGTGTAATCAACTAAAGAAGCCGAAGTTGCAGGAGCAGTTACAGTCCAATTAGTCCCGTCGTATGCGCGGATTTGGTTGGCAGCAGTGTTAAAATAAAGATCGCCAACCTGTAATGGACTGCCATTGTTTCTAGTCGTTGGGTCGCTTGGCTTCCCTCCAAGGTAAGTGTCTGCATAGTTGTTTACATCAGCAATGTTTGCTGAAACTTGGTTTACATTATTTATGTCACCAGCAACCGTATTGACGTCAGCAATGTTGCTAGCAACCGTGGTTACGTCGGTGTCGTTAGTAGCAACCGTGGTGACGTTTGCCGAAATTCCTGAGACTGTCGTCACGTCAGTATCAATGTTGGCGACTGCGGTCACGTCCGCGCTAATGCTGGCGGTGGTGTTGACGTTGGCAATGTTCGTTGCTGTGGTGTTTACGTTGGCAATGTCTGTCGCAACCGTGCCGACGTCAGCAATGTTGGCGGCGACTACAGTGACGTCCTGCCCAACACCAATCTCACCCGCGACTGTGTTTACATCGGCAATTGAACCCGCAACAATGCCAATCGTGTCAGTGCCGGACAGATCAGCGGCTACCACCGTCACGTCCTGGCTTGCGCCCAGCTCCCCGGCCACCGTGTTAACGCTGGCGATGTTCGAGCCAGTCGCATCGACGTTAGCAATTGAGCCAGCCACCGTGCCGATGTTGTCGGAGCCAGCAAGGTCTGTAGCCACCGTCCCAATGTCGGCTTGGTCGGCCGCAACAATCGTCACGTCGGCAGAAATGCCAGCAACCGTGGTTACGTCAGAGGAAATGCCAGAAACAGTCTGAATCGTGTTTGTGGCAACGGTGCCGTCTTCAATGTCGGCTAGCGTCGCAATGTCTGTGGCGACCTCAGCAAGCGTAGTAACGTCGTCAGAAGGGACAGCAGCCGACACATCACCGTTGGCATCAAATGCAACAAACGCATTAACGCGGTCTGCTTTTTTCGGCAGGATCATGTTAATGCCCGTTGGGTCAAAAGCAGGGGCCTTGACCGAGCGCTCGACTTCCTCGGCAACTTGCTGAACCATAATAGTCAACGCGTCTAGCTGCTCATTAAGCGACGAAGCCCGAAGATCACCAGCCGTCACAAAGTCGGTAGTGCGCTCAATGTCCCGTGCGCCCAAAATAACGATGCTGTCCGACGCAGTAGCAGCGCTAGTTAGCGTCACCGAGCCAGTGCCATTTGCATTGATCGTGACGGTGTAATCAGTTGTCAGCGTTAGCAGCGTTTGGTTTTTGTAAACGGCAACGTCGTTCTCGTCCAAAATTTCAAATGCAAAAGCATACGGCCCAACGCCAGCCGAACCGGTATAGGAAACTTTGCGATTTACTGCGTTGATGCTGTACTGAGCCATTTAAGATTCTCCTAAATATAATCTTGTTTTACCACAAGACGTTACTGCACGGAATTTACTTTGGCGCGCAGTTCAACGTCCCGTTCCAGCAAATACTGTTTTGCCGCCGACCGACGCTCAGATACCAAATTTTTAATAATGCGTATCTTGTCATCGTTTGTAGGCAGTTCGTTGTACGCCTCGGTCTGAATTAACCGGTCAAGATCAACAATAAGCGTCGATGACGAATCATGCTGAGGGTCAGACGGGAGCCTGCCAAACTGGTCAATGTTATTGGTGAGTTCAATCCATCGGTTGCGCTGCTCTCTGTTAAGCAACACGCCGTCAATTTTGCGTGGCGTGCGCGGGATGCCATCGCCTAGGTTGACCATTTCCTCGTCTACGCGTGAATACTGCGTGTCACGCACACGGATTGGCGAGAAAAACTCCCACCACACGCCTTTGCCGACTTCAATTTCCTCGCCCCACTCATTGAGCCGTGGCGGCAAGTCGTCATTAAACAGCGGGTTGCCCGCTTTAGCTTTTTCAAGCGCCGTGTAAAAGCCACGGAACGCAGAAGGCAGTTCGGTCGGGTCTTCGCCAAGCAACCCTTGCTCGGGCAGCATGTAGGTTTCTCGCAGCGTTGGGTCTTCTACCCTGGTTGCTGCTCGCGATGCAGCGCCGACGCCGGGAGCAGCACTGATTGCGGCCGTAGTAACTTTTTCGCCAAGCAATTCAAACATGGCGTCAAACTTCTCGGCTGGATTGGGCCGCATCAACGCACTCTGCACGTCCGAGGCACCCTGCAGCAGCGGCATTTCCATCAGGTATTGAGCAACGCCTACCGACATAGCCATTGCCAGTTCATCTAGCGTGTTCTGGTCGTTTTCGTATTGAGCGTAATAAGCAAAATCAGCGGCCATGGCTAGCATGCCGGAAATAGGATCAAACCGCGAAAACGTAAACGACTTATAAGTGCCGTCATCCTGTTTAATATTGACCGAATACGGTTGGAATCCCTGACGGCGCAAAGCAGCGCGAGCCTGCGGGTTATCGGGGCCTCGGCCAATGATCCTTACCGACCGATCTTCGTCGTCTAGCCCGTAAGAAGCATAGGCAAACCCCGCCATGATACTGGACCCCATAGCCATCTTCGCCATTGCAAGATCGGCTTCACGTCCGCCAGCGCGTAACTTTTTGTAAAACCCCGGATATACGGCCATAACCGGGCTTCGCTGCAGCGTGGACTTCATAATGTTGGCGGGGGTGCGGAAAAACGGAACAAACAACTTTGCAATCGGATGGCTCATTGCGCCCTGAGCCTGGCCAAGCCAGCCTTTCAATTCAGACTGGAAGGTAAGTTCGCGGGCAGACTGTTCTGCCTGCATCTTAATTTCTTCTGGCGGATCGTTAATGATGTTGGCGCGCTCAAGGGCAGCAGCCTGCTGGGCTTCTTCTACAGTGCCGCCTGTCTCCAGCGTTTTTTCGTAAATCTCATGCGCACGCATCTGCGCCTGTTCGTACAGCGATGCACGGCTGGCAATGCCTTTAAAAAACTCGTCCTCGGCCATTAGGAATCGACCAGGAACGCGAGTCATTGCACCAAAAGCGTTTACCGCCATCGGCCCAATTTCGCCTTGACGCCCCATTTCGAGAATCTCGCGCGGGTTGCCAGTGCTACCAATAGCCCGGCGAGTGCGCGCATCAATTTTGGAGCCGGTCGTTACTGGCGTTTCTGTGGCCAGCGTTTTGCCTGCAACAATTACGGAGTCCAGCAATGCGCGCCTAATGCCCTCTAGGCGAGCAATTCCTTCTCTCGCGCGCACCCGGTCCGAGCTTCGCGTTACTGTCGTTCTAGCTTTACCAAAACCCGCCGCGACAAACGTCTCAAGCGAATGCAAGCCCTGATACATGCTGTTGCCAGCAATGTTAATCATGTGTGTGATCGGGCTGCTGAGAATTGAGTTAATAAAAACTTCCGACATTACATCCAGCGATTTTGACCCAATGCCCTTTTCGGCAAAGCGCCGCTGCGCGCGCGGGTCAGTAATAGCAAGGTAATGCCGGCCGACGTATTCAATTTCCTGCGCCGTTTTGGCGCCAAACAAAGTAAGTTCCTGAGACACTTCCGGCATGCCGCGACGGCCAACCTCACCGGCAAGCTGCAGGGTTCGCGCTGCCTCGGATGACGTTGCAGACAGGTTTGACGCAATCTTTGCGTGGGCCGTGGACAACGCAAGCGCCTGGCGCATAGCGGCTTCGCGCTCAGGGCCTTCCGCCATCTGATAAGCCTGCTCCCACTGGCCACGGGCCTGCTTCATAAACTGCGTGTGCGCCAGCATGCCAGCAAGAAAATCCTCTGGCGGCAAAGTCTCACCAGGCTCACGGCGCATTAGGTCATAGGCAATGTCGTCAAAGCCACGGGCCTCGGCCATTTCAAGCATCTGGTCAAAACCAATAGTGCCGCGACGCGCCTGCTCAAACAGTTCGGCATTGGCGTCTTTAAAGCGCGACATATACTCAGCGGCGTCAAAGTCTCCGGTGGTGCGGAGTATCTCTGGCATATTCAGCCCGCTGGTGTACTCACCGCCAAGCTGGTCGTTAATCCTAGCCACTTCATCAGGATCTGCCGGGGTAATAACTAGGGTATCGCCAACCTCCTGCACGGGCGGCGGCTCTGCCGTGGTCATCGTTGCGCGCTTTTCAGCCTCCGTAACGCGACGCCTAGCGCCCTGTCGAAGACCACGCAGCGCAGTACCAATGCCAGCAACACGCATCGGCTCTGGCGACTCCGGCGTGTCTTCTGTCGCAAATACAGAATCTTCAACCGGCTCTGCTACATCAGCAGTGTCGTTAAGTTCTTCTCGCTGCTGGCGCTCATTTGCTGGCGGGTTGATACGGTCGTTCGTGTTAAGCGCTTCTGTCTCAAGCGCCCCAGCGACAGTTTCTTCAATCCGCTCGTTGATTTTGTCTCTAATCATTTGCGCCTTCCATCATGTCCGAGGCGTCTGGCTTGGCATTATTGCGCCCCAGCGCGCGGGTAACGTTGCGTTTTGCGGCTGTCTGCGACTGGCCTTTGGCAAAAGACTTCAAACTCGCTGCAAGCCCTTTTAGGCCAACAGGCAACTGAGTCCATTCCCCGATAAATTTAGACCCGTCCATAATGTCGGATTTTATTTCGTCAGAAACAGGCAGGTTGTTTACCTGCTCTTCCATAATTTCCAGCGTTCTGCCGGAGCCAATCTGGTTAGATATTTCCGCAAAAGAATCTAAAAAAGACGCAAAACGTTCGCCTTCTTCTGCGCCCACCGCATCTACAATGCCTTTGCCCAAGCCAACCAAATCCCCTGGCAGACCAGCCGTAACAGCCGCTGCGCCGCCAACAGCGCCCGCCGTTCCGCCAGCAATGGTTTCAGTAAACTCACCAACAGACTCTCGATCTTCTGGCATACCGCCTGTTGCAAACGGGTTCATAACCTCGCTTTCAAACGTCTGCTGGCCTTCCACCATTGTCGGCGCTTTGTACTCCGCCATGCCCTGTTCATTTACCACAAGGTCATAGTCAGTCTTGCCAGACTCCAAAACGTCAAAGCGCTGGCTTAATGCGCGATCCAAGTCGTCCATTACTGGCTGGCCTCCAAATCAATAAGAACCGGCAGAAGGTTATCAAGGCCATCCTGTCTCAAGCGTTCATTTGGGTAAATGTCTGGGTTATTAGACAACTGATCGTAAAGTTCTTGAGGCGTCGCGTTAGGCATATCTGTAATAACGCGGAGTTCTGCTGCAAACGCCTCAGCGCGTTTCCTAAGCAATGCGTCAGTCTCGCCGCCCTGTTCTTCAAGCCGCTGCACTTCGTTTTGCACAAACTCATACGGGTCGAGCGAGGGGTTTTCATTAAGCGCATCAAGCAAAGCAGTTTTAATCTGTGCAACCTCACGGTCCGCAGCGCGCTGCACGGACGTGTAATTGATAAGCGTACCCTCTGGCACACCACGGTTAGATTTAAGCCAGTCAATGGCCTTGTTGTAGCGTTGGTTCCGCTGCTGCTCCAGATCGGTCATGAATGATTTATAAGTCGAAAGCGTCAACTCACCATCAGACATGGCCTGATCTACGTCTGACTGCGTGAGTTCCTGATTAAGCGACAAACGACGCAGCCGGACAATGGTATCTGGCCTATCCTGTCCCGGCTCACTGTTATAAGCATCGGACTTTCTCTCCCATGCCGAAGCATCCACCTGCCTCAACTCTGCCAGGGCTTCCTCTGCCGCATCATCGTCGCCGTCTAGCATGGCGGCTGTAACGCGGGCCTGCAGTTCTTCGGATCGTTCGCCACGCTGCCGGTCTCGCCGCGCGTCGGCGCGTCGGTCACGCGCGTCTTTTTCAGCCAACGCGGTGTTTACCTCACCAAACAGAATCCGCCGCTCCCGAGCATCCATTGACTCAAACGTAGCCTGCACTTCCTCGTCTTCAAAGGTTCCTTCGCCTGTCAAAACCCGGAAAGCCCTAGCAGGCTTTAGCATCGCCTCGTCCATAACCACGCCAACCTTAGCCTGGGTAACGGTCTCGTTAAGCTGATCTAGCTTGGCCTGGTAAAACGCGGGGTCATCAATTTCCTGCGCCGCAAACCGAAGTTCGTCACGGACCATGTTGATTTTCTGGTCAACAGTTACCAGTTCGCCGTTTTCGTCAATCGTCGGGCCAGCACGGACAATGGTTTCGGCGTTGCGAACAATCGTGTCCATGTTGGACCGCAGACTAATTTCGTAATCATCGCGGTTCCGTCTGGCCTGTTGTTTTGCTGCAGACAAATAAGCCGAGTTCGCCACAACGCCGGTCGATGCAGAAAACTTTTGCGCGGCAATCGGGCTAACTTCGTTTAGAACATCAGTCTGCTGATCCACCAGCGTCGTAAGACTCTGCTCAAAATCTGCCAGCCCGATTTCTTCATTTTCAAACTGAGCCTGCAGATTGGTGATTTCCTGACGGGCGTTCGTCTCAAACCGCGTCGCCATGGCCTCAAGCGCAGTTCCACGCGCTGCACGGCCAAACGTGCTGCCAGTGTCACCCGGCACCAGTTCCGATACGTCTTCTCCTGCCGCAATAGCGTCTTCAAGCTGCTGGGTGGTGGGGGCGTTAAGCGCGCCGTACCGACGGCCCTCTACCTGCGCTTGTTGTTCAGCCTGGCGGAACGCAAAATTAGATACCCGATCCATCTGCCGAGTAAGCGTTTCCGTTGTCCGCGCGGCCTCCTGCAGACCAGCAGTTGTGATCTGCGGCATGCCCGCAATCGAAACGCCCCTTCTTCTGTATCTCGGCAGTGCCATATTTTTACCCTACTGGAGACAACATCGACGGCGTGCCAACACTTCTTGCCGTCGCGGTTGATGGGTTGACGCCCCCGCTGGGGCCACCAATGCTTCCAAGCTGCATCGCGGTTCCAGCCACCGTGCCAATCGCATTCATAAAGCCTTGACGGCGGGCCTGCGAAGCGGCAGACCGATACTGCTGCGCATTAACCTGTCCAGAAATGCGGCCAAGTTCGGCGTTTTCTCGGGCTAGGTACGATTCTTCCGAGCCTGTTGCCTGTGCGTACATCTTCAAAGAACTAGGTGTGCCGCTGTACGGATCAAGCCCACCGGCTGCGGCGCGGGCGGTCACGGTCGAAATGTTTTGTCGGGTGTCACGCAAGATCTGCACGCCCTGCTGGCGGTATTGCAACTCACGCTGCTTGCCCTGCAACTCAGCCTGCTTTGCCTGCGCCTGATACGCGCGTGCCTGCTGGCGTCCAGCTTGGATCTGACCAATAGCACTGACCGCTGATGCGGCTGCACCAACGGCCTGTAGCGTAGAAAGACTGCCTAATGCTGCGGCAAATGCCATATTACTGCCCCACCGATAGCTTGTAGTCCAGCGCCAAAACCGTCATTGGCAACGGGACGGACTGACTGATTGTTATTTTTCCTTCGTCAACATAACCAAGCAAAGGACCTGAAGTTTTTACGCCGGTAAAAGGTTCAATCGGCGTATCCAAAACATCTTCTCCAAACTGCCGGAAAGCAACTTGCTCGCCGTTAATAGTCACAGCATAAGACTCGAAGTGTTCGCTGTTAATTTCAAGGATACGCTTTTTGAAAGCCCGAATTGAACCGGACGCCAAACGTGGTTCAACCGGCAGGGTTACAACAAACGGCGAGTACCCAAGCCCTACTTGGTAAGAATCACTCGCAGCAAAATCCAAGGTAATTTCGCCTGATTCAACAATCTTGTCAGCCTCAACAATGCCGTTTCGGATTGCTTTGACAGTCCTGCCTTCCAAAAACTCAAGCCCGCTGACCGTTGTTCCGGCAGTTCCACTTGCGCCGCAATCAACATTTAATTTGTCGTCAAACAACTCGACGTAATACTTAGTCGCTCCGTCGATTTCTCGCTCAACCACTGCATATGTCTGATCTATATCGACGCCAACAGCAATAAAACGCCCTGCTGTTGTCCACCTGGTAGCGGCAATCAACTCCTGCGAACGAAGTAGCGTGTAACACGCAATCGAGCCATCTTCGCTATTTACAATGTGCAGCCTGTTGCCTTCGTCAGTAGACGTTGCGTTACGCACGGCCATGTCTACGGGCGTCTTTAACAAGTGCGAAGACAGGAGAGAAATTTTGGTTGTAACGTACCCGTTTACGTTGTCACTAAAGATAAACTCGCCAAGCGCCTTTCCTTGACGCTGGACAAAAACCGTTGCGCCATCGACGTTGACGACGCGAATGCCCGGGCGCGACCCGTTAGAAGTCTGTTCCTGCACCGAAAGTGTTGACGGAGTAACCGGATCACCCAGCGTCTGGGGAATATAAAACTCTGCAGCAGTTGTAAATATCTGCAGGTTACGGCCTGCGTATAAATCGACAATAGCATTAAACCGGCCAGTGTCTAGAGTTGCCTCAATCCCCGCATCATCCAGCGATTCACCGGGGTCAAAGTTAAAAAAGTTGCCTACGCGACTACCCCAAAGAGTAGACGGACGTGACGACGATCCGCCAAAGTACAAACGCCCCTCGTAAAACACAGCAGATCGCGGCCATCCTCGCGTGTTTGACCAAGTGTCTTCATAACCTTCTTCTAACTCCCAATTTCCTGCGTCAACCTGGGAATCATCAAACAATGGCACTTGAGCAAATGCTTTAACAGTTGTCGAGTTTACGAATTCTATTACTCGCAATCTTCCTTGGGGCGTAACGTTAATGTATTGATTAACGTAACCAGAATTAAAAACCCCAGAAGAAGCAGTAATTGTAATGTTCCCGTCTGGCTGGTCGAAATTCAAATTTGCGGATGGGTTGCTTAACGAAAACGCAAAAGCAAACTTTGGGATAAACGCAAAGGTTAAGTCGTCAACGCTCCAGCTAGAGTCGTTTGCTCCGCGCAAGATTTTCTGCGGGCGCATGTTTCCCTGACAGATAATCAAGGTATCCGCCGACTGCGCCCAGCACATGGTCGGGATGACCGAATCAGTGATATTAGGCACCGACAGGTAATCGTCGCCGCTGCCGTTAATGTTCGTGATCTGCACACCGTCTTTGAAGACATACATGCGCTGATTGACAAAAATCAGCATGTAGCTGTCATCGACGGAAAACTCAAAATGGACCGTGCGGACTGCGGTGCCTGCAGAAGAAGGGAGTTCGGTAATAAACCGCATGCCGTCTCGGCGCTGGATTCCGCCCTGCGGCTGCACGACTACGTTATCTGCTGTCTCCAGCCCGTTGTAATACTGCTGCAGTTCAATGCGCGCACGCAGCTTGGGGTCAATCTCTCCCGACGTAAAGTTGGTCTGCGAGCGTATTACCCGACTCATCCGCGCACCGAAATAAGCGGGAAGTCCTCGATACGCTCGGCCGACTTGCTGCCGCCATCAATGTTCATGGCTACCCGCATGTAGCCTCCACGGCGGTTTTCGCTCGGCGTGCCGTATGCCTTGCGCTCAAAATACTCAGCTTTGGTTAGCTGGTCAGTAACAGTCTCCGCAATTTCTGCGGCCATCACATACTTAAGAAGCTGGACAAAATAAGTAGGCAAAGCTGCCTCGTTGGGAGAAAACTGGTAATCAACCCAAATCTCTTCCTGACTGGTTTGCAGTTTGTTTTCAATGATCTCCCATCCATGCGGGATGGGGCGCGCACCAGGCTGGCCTGTGTTAAAAACCGCGCGAACACCAGCAAGCGTGTCACCAGGAAGCTGGTAAAGATATTTCCACTCGCTGTTAGGCGTCTCGGACAGACGTGCAAGCTGGACTTTTTTAATAGAAAAAGACCAAGGATAGGTCGCAATGATGGAGTCTTTTAGATCGTCATAAAGGCGGTCACAAATCTGCGCCGCGTCTGTGCCTTCTGAAAACGACGAAAGGGGCGACGCCCCCAGAAGAATCAACGCATCCGAACAAATGGATAGCTTAGTGTCGCCAGAAGCCATGGCATACCTCAGAGAAAAGGCCCCCCGAAGGGGGCCATTTCATTTAGTCGCTGTCGGTCGCGGTGACGGTCAGCCCGTCAGTCACGTCAACAACGCCGCTAGCGTTGCTTGCAACGTACACCAGGTCAACACCACCCGAGTGAGCAACGAAAATCAGATCGTTGACTTCGAGCGTGTCGGCCAGATCGTTGAAGTATCCAGCGGTGTTTACGTCAGCAATAGCATCGGTGGTGGCGTATGTGTACAGCGCCGGAGCGTTGCCACGCTTTGCCGCACCAATGTTTGCCCAACCTGCCTTATCAAAAGCCATGATGAAACCTCCTTACGACTCGCGTGCAGTGATCTTGACGATGCCTTCATCGTCAATCGAAACAGCGCCAGCCGAGAACATCGACGCCACCAAGAAGGAAGTCTTCTCGGGAATGTAGTCAACGCGCGAGGTCTGGTTCATGCCAATGCCCATGCCGATGGCGTCGCGGTGGAACGCATACAGCGTCCGGTCGCTAGATCCATCAATCGGCAGACCGCCTTCGTCCCGGTCACCAAAGGTGATGAAACGGAAGCCCATGAACGTGTCGATCTCGCCAGTGACCAGCGCGCGGACCGTGTTGAAGTCAGCCGAAGTCACTTCGGTCTCACCCAGCAGGGCCTGCAGGCTGTTGGCATGGAGCAGAAGGGTGCGGCCTTCCATCGGCACGTTATTCGTGTCGAGGAGGTTCTTCGTCTCACGCAGCTTTTCAATGTTCAGGTTGCTGTCGGTGCCACCAACGTCATTATCGACGGTGGCAGACGTGCCAGAAGCATCGAGAGCATCCAGGCAAACCTGGTCCATGCGACGGGCAATAGCACCGGAGACAACCTGCACAAGCTCCTGACGCTCGTTGAAGTTGACCTTCTGCTGGTTGAAGATGTCCGAATACTCAGCCGCAATGTAGTCTTCCATTGTGGCAGTAACCTGCCCATAGGAAACATTCAGCGGAGTAACGTCGGTCTGCGGCACGCGAACAGTCGCGGAACCCTTACCGATCTTCGGGAACTTAACGGTCGAGCCTTCGACCCCAGTCCGCTCACGGGTAACACCGGCAAGGAGACGCTGCCCCTGGTACGCCTGTTTTACCTCAGAGTCGAAGAGGGTAACAAAGGCATTTGAAATCTGTACTGCCATTGTACTTTCTCCAAGTTCAAACTAAGTAATGGTAAAACCTGTGACGGTTGTCCAGTGCGGGCCGCATAATCAGGTCACCGGCTCACGAATGTGAGTTGTCGGATAACTGGAATATAACAGAAATTGCACAAAAAAAAAGGGGCCGAAGCCCCTTTCTTTAAGCCTCGCCAAAATGTTCCATAAATTTGCGCTCAACCTTCTGCGTATAAGCCATGTCTTTCCCGTAACGCGGGTCTGCAACCATGGCATCCAGATCGGCTCGCGTTTCCGCATTGCCTTCCTGAATTGTCGCGTCTGGAATTGCCTGCTCACCGTAAGACTGGCGGATCTTGTTAAGGGCAACAATAAACTCAGCGCTATCAGCCTTAGAAGCAATGGCATCGACTTCTTCGTGGGAAAGCGCGCCAGAAGTTCCCAGCTTAGTTAGCCACTGGTTAAGGCCAGTAATAACCTTTTCGCTGTTTCGCCCCAGCTTGGCCATTTCTCGCTCTTTATCCACCTCAGCCTTTTCCATCATGTCGCCAACGTGGTTTACATACATCTGCGTGATCTGGTCAAACTGCTCCTGGCTCAAGCCGTTTTCTTTGGCAAAACCCTTAAACTCGTCAAGCAGCGGGTCATCATCTTCAACGCCATGATCGGCCAGAGAAGAAATATCGTACTTCCCGTCTTTCGGAGCCTTGTGCTTGCCGGAAGACATTTTTGCCCGCAATTCCTGATAAGACTTGGCAAGGTTTTCCAAATCTGGACCCTTTCCTTCATCCCAAAACTGCTCAGGCATCCACTCAGGGCGCTCGCCCCAATCAATGTCTTCTTCTGGCTTTTCTTCCGTGTTAGCCAAATGGTTAATCGACTCGTCTGTTTCCTGTTCTTCCTGATTGTTCAACTCAGGAGAAAGAAGGCCAGTAGACTCCTTGCTTTCAGTCTGCGTGGTTTCTTCGGTTTCGGTCTGATCTATAGTCTGTTCATCAATCATTGGTTACGACCTCTTTCAATACGACGCATAATTTCACGCACAATGCTGTTCTGGCCCTCGCGCGCAAACCCGTGAGACGGATCTTCACCGGGATACCAGGACGGCTGATCTAGCGTCATTGATTTAAGATAGTCGAGGACTTCTGCCCCCGCTTCCGTGGAAAAACAACGAACGAACAGCAAGTCCAATTCGTCGTGCGCGATCTTCTGTTTTTGGAATTGCTCATTGTCTGCTTGTCGCAGCGATTCCCAACCTTCCATTACTGACTCCCGGTCAACTGCTGTATTTCTTCGGCAATGCCGCCCTGCTGCTGCTGTTGCTGCTGCTGGGCCTGCATCTGCTGCTGCATCTGCTGGACCATTTCTTCACGCTCTTCTGCGGTAGTAAGCAACGACTGCGGCACGCCAATTTTCACGGCAATGTAGTTAAGCATTTCTTCCTGGTTAATCGCCATCTGGCCAACCTGGCCAAACTGCGCGGCAATCTGTCCAAACTGCAAAACCTTTTCCAAGTCATCTAGGTTCTGCGATTCCGCCAGCGGCGACGTAGGCACAACCTTCACCTGCTGGCCATCAACGTCCAGCGGCAGATCAATCAGGTTCTGCTCGTCCATAACAAACAGCACACGCCGGACAATAGGCGTTAGCACTTCGGTAATAAGACGACCGTAGGCGGAGCCTAGATTCTGCGACAACTCCTTCATGCGCTGCACAATCTCGGTTGCCGAGCGCGCGGACATATTGTCCGGTGGCAAAGAATCATCAAACAGCATGCGCTTGATCGAATTAACCAGATCGTTAATAACAAGCTGCGACGTGTTGAAGTCCGAAGCAGACCTCAGCGGGCGCAACGATTCACCCTGCGGGCCACCGTTTCTGGCAACCGGGATAATAGCCCCAGGCACAATCTGAATGGACTGCGGGTTAAGAACGCCATCGTCGGCTGCTGTGTACACACCAGACACCGCAATCGAAGCGTTCTTCAACACAAGTTCCTTGACCTTGTTGAGCGTCTTAATGTCCGGCAGCGCCGTAACAAGCGGCCCCCTGCCGTACACTTCGCCCGGCACTTTCATAAAGCGAGCAACAATCCAAGGCGAAACCTCCATGGTGCGGTACACCAGTTCTTCGGCCATTTCATCCTTGGAGTAAATCAGGTGGTAGCAATAAATGTCTTCTTCGATGTTGAAGACCGTGGCTTCGGTCAACTCAACTTCTTCGTCCGGGCTTTCTTCAATCACCCGCTGTAGCCGCTCAGGAATTTTCGCATCCGGCCACTGGCGCTGGATCGCCTCGCTGCGAATGCGCATCTTCCGATAAACGTTATCAACCGTGCCGTGGGGGCCTTCCTCAAGCGAGACAAGATACTGCGGGACTGGAACAAACCGCACCGGCACTTCTTCGTCGCCAGGCTGAATTAGCATGACAGCAGTGCCTACGCACAAGTCCAGCAAAAACTCCGACATGGCCAAGTCAAAGTTTGTCTGCCGGATAACGTCAAACATCTGGTCCGAGTACAACTCCAGCGCTTCACGGATTTCCGGCTGGCGCTCCTTGGGGATCTGCGTTCCCGGCGTCAACGTACACCAAGTCCGATAGGGCGGGAACAAAGCAGACTGAATGCGGTTTGCAAAGCGCTGCGTGCTGTTGACGGCCGTCGCATCGAACACCCGGCTCATTTTCTTCTGGCCTGGCGTTTTACCTTCGTAATAGCCGTCGTACAGATTCCGCTGCGGCAGGGCAAACTCGTAACACTCTTCGTAAATTGTGCGCCACTCTTCCTTGCGCGCCTCGGCTTTGTTTTTCCGCTTAATGATTTCTTCTGGCTTAATGCGTGCCATAGTTACTATCCTTTGCGCTCAACACCCTTAATGGTGCCCTTCTGCTTTGAAGCGTAGAAAACTTCTTCGCCCTTCTTCTTCCCATACTTTTTCTTCATCGCCCGCATGATTTTCTCGCCTTTTTCCGTCTTAGGCATATCAGTCTTCCTTATTGCGCTTTGCAAATGCGCGGGCCTCTGCAGGGGAGTTAAACCCCCAGCGCTTCAATGCCAATGCGTAACGGGTAGGCTCTCCCTTTTCGTTTTTCATCTTCGCGTCCATGCCGCCAAATCTGGCTGCAAAAGAAACTCGCCGGGGATTGTCGCCCTTTTTGATTGGCTTTTTAAGATCGCCGCCCTCTTTGCGCTCGTAATACTTGCGGCCCTTTTCTGTTAACCCGCCTTTCTCACTCTTATGCTCTTTACGCATTGCGGTACTTCCGGGTTTTCTTGGCGATCTTTTTAGGCTGCGGGACTGTGCTGCCAGTGCCGCCGCCTTTGCGCTTGGCTTTGGTGGTAGCGGCGTACTCTGCGTCTGACAGGTTTTCTATTGCCTTTTTGGGTAGGTAACGCTCGCCCGTCTCGCTCGATGGCTTTCCGCTTTTGGTCTGCCATTTCTGTTTCCCCCACTTGAGCAAAGACTTCTGCGGCTTTTTCATGACGTGTATCCGCCACCCTTTTCCTTGTACTTTTTAGCTAGAAGCTGCGCCTTGCGGGCTGACCACTTGCCAGCCTCCGTTCCCTGCGTATTCGAGCCTTTAATCTGCTCAAATAGCCGCTTGCGCATCTTGGGCTTGGTGTAGTTACCAGCCTTGTTGACTTCGCTTTTTGCCATTACATGCCGCTCAACTTATCTGACATGCCTGTAACAGCCTCTTCCTGCGTGGGAGAAAGAAGAGAACGCATGCTGCCACGCCGACGCCGGGCGCGCAGTGCGGCAGCGTCTTCTCGGGAGCGGCGCTGCGACTTCTTAACTTCCGGCTGTTCCGGCTGCTTCGGCTCGGGTGCTGGCTTAGACGGTCCACTACCCATAATTACTGCCCACTCAATTTTCTGGAAAGACCCTGCCGGGCTTCTTCACGCTCCGGCGACAAAAGAGAACGCATGCCACCAGTGCGGCGTGCCGCCTGCTGCGCCCTCAGCTTACGCTGCTGCTCGGCTTCCTGGCGCTTGGTGCGCTCTTCCTGCTTTTCCTGCAACTCTTCCTGCTTGGAAGTATCCGGGGCCGGAGCCGACCCGCCAAACAAACCGCCCATTAGTATATCCTCGCGTACATGTAATAATCAGACCCCTCGGGGCCGTAATTCGTCATTGTGCCTTCAAGGGTGAAACCTAAAAACTCGGCCCACTGAACGGCAGCCTTGTGATGCACATTTACCACAATCTGCATTCTTCGTAAATTAAGCCTTGGCCCAATCTTGTCGAAAAACCTTTTTGCCCCACGGGTCAAAGCAAAACGGTTGGATTTAGCGACCTGTCCAGTCAGCATCCACGCCTCGTAATTTGTTGGGAACTTGTACTCCAGCCCTATGACAATCGCAGGTTTGCCTTTGTAGAAAACGGTCCAACCGCACCGTTGCTGGTGGACTAGCTGTAGCCGGGTTTTCAAGTCAGGCAGCGCGCTAAATATCTGCTGGTCAAATTTGTTAATGCCAATGCGCTCAACGTGCGATGGGTGAAACGGCATAACCGTCGCCCCAGGTACCGCAACCATGCCGTGTATTTCTGAGGCAGTGACTACCATATACTAAAGTCTGTATTGGCCTGGAACTGCTGGGCAGGGCCAGCCGACCCATAACGACCGCCGTGGCCTCGGGTCATGGCTCGATGCTCACCGCCACCCAGCATTAAATACCCAAACGCATCGCCAACATGGGAATGTTCGTTCTTGTTAGGCGCATCGCGGAACCGCTCAGTACCTCCGCCAATCGACACACGCTTGAAGTGATAGCCGCCAGACAGCGATTTGCGCAGCCTGTTGCAGTCCTTATGCACCAGCAGCCCCGGCTTGCGGTCAACAAAACGGTTCATTGGCATCGCACCAGCCTCGCGGCGCACTTGAAAATCGTTGCTGGCGGTGGGGCGTGCATTAAGTCCCAGCGTTCTCAAATGGTCAAAGGCGGTGACCTCAAAGATTTCATCGCGTTTTGATCCAGCCGGGTCCCCCCAAATCAGAACGTCCATGCCGGAATAGTTTACGTTTATTTCGTTTAGCAGTATCAAACCAAACCGCTCAAGGCCCATGTCGTCAGTGACGATCTCTTTTAGAACATGCCAGCTACCGTTTTTGGTTCTCTGTCCAATAACAGCGGCAGGAGTCAGGCCAAAGTCCAGCCCGATATGCAACGGCAGATTTTTGTCCAACTCAACCGAATCATCAGCCATCATCGAGTCGTCGTACTCAGGCCAGACGGGGCGTCCCTCTTGTACGAAGACATACTGACCGCCTGCATAGCAACGAATCCAGTCAAGATTCTTACCACCTAGCTGCTGATGGTAGTAGCCAGGGGGCAGGTTGTTGATGTTCTCTGCATCCGGGTTGATCTTCCAATACTTGTTGGCGGCTGGTACGGCCTGCTCGTCATCACGCGCAGTCTCAATCACGCCACCAGGCTGGCGAAAGAACTCCCATTTGTACTTACCCCGGACCGGTTCTTTCTCAGATAGCCGATACCACCAATGGTCATCATCCATTGGGTTGGTATCCATCCAAATGCCACGCCACGGACAGCCACCGTTCGACTTTGTAGGGTAACGGCCAACACGATGGGTCAGCCCTTGGACAACCGCTAGCGGCAACTCACGCGCCTCGTTTACCCACGCGCCAGTCAACTCCAGCGACAGCAGCTTTCTCACGTCCTTGGGTTGGTCAAGGGCCATAAAGATAACTTCGCAATCAATGCCAGCGGCATCACCGCGGGCTGGCAGCTTAATATGGTGTGTGATGGGCGGAGACCAACGCATCGGCCCCCAGATATTCTCAGGGAACAACTCATGCCAAGTCTTAATCGTCGTAGTCCGCAACTCAGGGTAGGAGTTACGCACAATCACAAACCGGGAATACTTCACGCCATCGACCGGGCTGGGTGGCTGCTTAACAGCGCGCAGCATAATCTCAGCCGCGCAGCCGTATGACTTGCCACTGTTGTGGTGAATTGTTCCGTCTATCGTGACGTAGTTGTGCGTGTTCAACACCTGCATATCCCAATAAGACCGCTTCATTTGCTCGCGTTTTATTGAGACTATGTTCCTGTCGGATACGGAGGAACTTTTAAATGGCTCGTGAACAGAATCAGAACACAAAGAAAATTGTTCAATTTTCTGACGGAACCCGGTCTTCGGTGCAAATTGCCCAAGCTGTTGGCGTTTCTCGCAGGTATGTTTCCAAGGTTCAAATCCTTTTGGATCTTCCAAGGCTTTCTGAGGGCGCAAGGCATGGGAAACATAATCACCAGTTTGTTTCAGGGCGTCGAATAGACCCTGATGGATATGCGCTAGTGACCGCCCCAGCAGATCACCCTTACGCAAGAAACCGTACAAACCGTTTAACAAAGCTAATTTATGATCACAGGCTTGTAATGGAACAAAAGCTAGATCGACACCTTTTTCCCGAAGAAGCCGTTGACCATGTTGACGGGCTGACATTGCATAATGCGCCAGAAAATTTGCGGCTTTTTGATTCCAATGGTCAGCATCTTGCTGAGACGATCTCTGGCAGACAGAAGCTAATATCTCCAAAGGGTCGCGAGAAGCTGCGCAAACCTCGTCGCCAGATTGGTAATTACTCAACCGTCGATAGTTACCGTCAGCGCCGTAAAGCAGGTGACGTTCGCTTGCGGCAAATTCTCCTTGCGGCGTTGCAACTCGGAGCAGATAGTCCGTACCTTTTGGGAACGAGCCACCACACCAAGAAAGCTGGAATTGATTTGTTTGATCGTTCCATGACAGAACGCGCATTGGCCGATCTATCTGCCAAATGGGCATTGGGCCAAACTCTGTTATGACTTGAGTTTCAGGCGCAACACACCCCACAGGCCCCATAAGGCCACGCACAAACGAGTCATCATTCAAAAACGCCCAGGTGGTAGGCGACCCCGAAAAGTCGAGGTTTAGCTTCCCCAGCGCCTCGTCAGCAGACTCAGCCTGACGCCTCTTACGACTCGTCCTGCGACTCTTGTCCGTCGCCTGCTTCGCTCTCGCCATCCTTTACCTCATACGTCGTTACGTCCGGCCCCTTTAAGTTAATCCCCAGAATACTGGGCCGGGTGTCCGCGTCAGCATTGGGTTCCATCAAACCATAATGCTTAGCCAAAACCCGAAGGGCAGACAGCTTATCGTGCATCTCCACTTCAATCGCATTGCCATGCTGCCCCGGAGTCACCTTCACCTTCTTAATCCCCTTCTGGACATGCTCAGGCAAAGCACTCGATGCCCGCAGCGATATATCACCACCAGCATCCCACTGCAGAACATCCGTCACATTGGACGCACCAATGGCCTGCAACTCCTGTTTGACAGCTTCCTTCTCATCCCCAGACCCGACAGCCAACACCCGACGGGCCTCACGAACAGTCATTTTGGACATACATCACCAAATTTCAGAAAATTTTGAGCGAGGTCCCCCCACGCGCATGGACACCCCCAGGGGGGAAAGGGTGCCTTTTCTACCCCTACCCTCGATTCCTGCGGCGCCCTGTCGTTTTTTTCTATTTTAGCTAATACCACCCCCCTACCCCTTTGCTTTCTATTTACCATGCCGCTGATATTAAAGCCTTGCCCATCGCGCCACCTGGTTAAGCGCCTTTGGTATTGGCTGGCCATGCTTTAGGGCGTGCTTACACATGGCTTTGGTGGCCTCAGATACATTCTCTGTAGTTACACCCCGCGCCAGTAATTCACTGGCCATCGCCATTGACTGTTCCGCAATACGCGGCTGGCCTGTAGTCTGTTCCACCATTCGCTTGAATGCATTTGCCATTACTTCGATGTCTCTCTCCCCCGTTCCCCCTAGTCTCTTATTCTTGCCCCCATTGTCTGGCACTGGCGGTATTGTCTCCCCCTGTATGGAGTCATCTGCAACCTTTGGTATTGGGGACTCGAACTGTTCTCTGGTGGGCAATGGGTCATGCCCTTTGAAAAGCACCTGGTAGCGATTGGTAATGCCCTTTGATTTGCGCCGGATATGCGATGGATAGTCTTTTCGCTTTAGCTTTCGGACATATCCTAGCTTCACCAGTTTGGTGACATGCCGGCTTACTGTCTCCGGTCGCATATGGATATGCCGCGCCAGTGTCAGCAGTGATGGCCAAGCGATGCCATGGGCGTTTGTATGTATGCAGATTGCGCCCAGCACCCTGATAGTCGTTCGATGCAGACTGTCATCCTGTATAGCCCGCGCTGGCATTACTGAATAAGTGCGGGTTTTGGGCTTCTCTTTGGGGAAGTCTTTGACGCTAACGTGTCTGGCCATCGTCCATGCCCTTTAACATGCGCTCGATATACCAGACCGCCTTCCGCAACGATTCTGCCCCGCCCTTGTGTTGATACCGCCACAAGTACCGGATGGCATGCAGGATGCGAAAGTCCACGCCCTGTTCCGCTAGCTGCTCCAGCACCTCGATACACTCGATGCGCCCCTGCGTGTAATGCGACGGATGGTCCACCGCCTCGCCCTGGATGACTTCCGCGTATGCCTTATCCATCGCGCTGCGCAGTGAGCGCTCACCCCGCGCCGCGTCCGCCTCTCTTGCCTCGATCTCCATATGGTGCATGCTTGCCTCACCTTGTCTGTCATGCGGTCAATTCTACACCCCGTCAAACTTTTTTTGCGCTAACGCTTGACATACTCACACCCCCCGTTATACCTTGCACTCGCACTCAGCAAACACGGGAACCACAAGGGGAAGCATCATGGCCAACGACATCTACCAGACAATCACTGACCAGATCATCGCGGATATTGAGTCCGGCAAGGCAAAGGGCGGCGACTGGATCATGCCCTGGCACAAGGATGGAAAGGGCGGCGCGGGCTTTCCCGTGTCTCTCTCGACTGGCAAGCCCTATCGCGGAATCAACGTCATTGCCCTTTGGTGTAGCGCCAGCCGTCAGGGCTTCGCGTCTAACCTTTGGGCCACCTTCAAACAATGGAAGGCCCAGGGCGCCAGCGTCCGCAAAGGCCAGAAAGGCACAAAGGTGGTTTTCTGGAAGCAGCTACGGGTGCCGGATGAAAACTCAGACAAGGATGATGCGGAAAAAGTCATCCCGATGCTTAAACAGTTTACTGTTTTCAACGCTGACCAGGTGGACGGGTTCGAGGGCGAAAAGCCGGAAGTTACAGGAACAGACCGCGAAGGCGAAGCGGAAGTCATCGAAACCGCCGAAGCGCTGATTGCTCAGACAGGGGCGGTTATTAACTACGGCGGCGACCGGGCCTGCTATGTTCCGGGCATAGATCAGATTTTCATGCCCCAGCGCGAGCAATTCACGGCAACCGATACCAGCACGGCAACCGAACGCTTTTA